ACATTTTCAGGGCAAATCGGGATGCCTTCTATCTATCCTACTCATAAGGAGGCACTATTCCTGATAAAGGAGAGTGCTTAAAATGAGTAGAAGAGGATTTGATTATGACAGTTTCTTAAGATTCAGGAACAGCTTCTACAAGATGTATCAGCAATTCGACTCCTGGCTTAATGCTTTCCTCCTAAACGAGGGTATGCGGTTCATAGCTGGAGTCAAACCAAGAACTCCGGTAGATACTGGAGATTTAAGGAATCACTGGCAGTTGGAAGGAATAACTCGTTCGGGTGACACTTTAAACTGCTGGTTCGTCAATACAATGTACTATGCTACCTTTGTAGAGTATGGACACGCAAAACCGTACAAAGCAGGAGCAACAGAAGGGAGCGCTGACTGGGTTCCGGGTTACTTCATGATGACAGTAACCTTAGACCAGATAGAACGCTCAATGCCTGCCAGATTCGATTCTGCATTCAGGCAATTTCTGTTAGGACTGGGAGTGATGTAAATGGCAGTATTGACAGGAGAGGAGGTTGTCAGCAGTATTGCTACCAATATTAGAGCAGTATTCTCGACAACAGAAATCAAAGCTATCTATAAAGATACTCCTCTTCAGAACATCAAGAAGCCTTATGCATTCATTCATCAGATAAATGCAGAACACTTGAATGAGATGAGAGGAAGGGCAGAGCACAATTTCATAATAGATGTTAGAGTTCATCCAGAGGACAATCAGACAAATATCCAGACTTGGGCCAGAGCAATAGCAATTAAAATGCTCGAAGCCTTGAACATCATTACTGTCAGTGGACAACCTGTTAAGAGTCGTGGCATCGAGTGGAAAGTGGAGGACAATGTACTTCATGTAATCACGAAATACGCATATAAGGTAATTCATGTAGAAGAACCTATACCTGATATGGAAACTCTGTTATACGGTGACCACATCAAATAATTTTAGAAAGGGTGATAAAATGTCAGCAGGTGGAACTTGGACAGTTCAGAATAAACAGAGACCGGGTGCGTATATCAACTTCGTAGCCGTTCCGAAACCCGTAGGTGCTATCGGTAACAGAGGTGTTATGACTGCTTGTCTTCCGATGACCTGGGGTCCTACCGGTCAGCTCATTACTCTCTATGGAGAGGATTTGCTGAATGGTAAGAGTCTTGCCAAAGTGGGTTGTACCGCTTCTGACGCAGACGAATCCCTTCCGTATCGCTTGGCTCTCGCGGGCTGCTACAAGGCTTTGCTCTTCAGAGCAGATACAGGTGGTACTAAAGCAACAAATGTCATCTCACCGGGCGTACTTACTGTTGAAGCCAAGTATGCAGGTACCACAGGTAACAATATTTCAGTCGTTATCACAGCAGACAAGCCTCGGGCAGGTCAATACACTGTAGACATTCTTTACAAGCTCATTCAACGGGAGTCTTTCGTTGTATCTCAACTTGCTCATTTCAATGATATCGAATCTCAGTGGGTAGACTTCATTGTCCCTCCATCTCCTTCGTCTACTGAAATTCCGGTAACTACCGGTGCAGTTCTGTCAGGCGGTACCAATGGTACAGTTAACGGCGAGACGATTTATCCTGCTTACTTCTCTGCTATAGAAGGCGAGCAGTGGCAGTGCATGGCAATCAACACATCAGAACCAATTGGTCCTCAGGTTACTGAGTTCATCAAGTTGCTCAGAGATACCAGAGGTAAGAAGGTTCAGGCGGTTGTTTATAATTATCCTGAAGCTGACTACGAAGGTATCATCAGTGTTGACCAAGGCTTCAAGACGGCTCAGGATACGGTTACCGTAGACCTGTTCCCGCTGTATGTAGCAAGCATCACAGCAGGTGCTAATATCAATGAGAGCAATACTGCTCGAGTTATTCAGGATGCACTTTCCATTATCAATCCGATTGCTGAAGAGGACATCGAAGATGCACTTAAGGCAGGTAAGTTCTTGCTTTCTTATCGTCAGGATGGCGCAGTATGCGTAGAAAAGGATATCAACTCACTTCACTCCTTCACTGAAGATAAGAACTATGCTTTCTCCAAGAACCGTGTTGTTCGTTGCTTGGACGAAATCGGTAATACGGTCGCACTTATTTTCAGCAGAAACTATTGCGGTAAGATAGACAATGACGATGTCGGAAGAAACCTTTATAAGACAGAGTTGATTTCGATGATGGACCAGCTTCAGAGCATAGGAGCAATACGGAACTTCGAAGGAACTTCTGATATTACTGTTCTTCCTGGAAGTGATGTGGACAGCGTTGTGGTTGACTTGCTTGTTCAGCCTGTTGACAGCATGGAGAAACTCTACATGACTGTTAATGTGGATGCTTAAGAAAGGAGCGTGAGATAAATGAGTTATTTGAAAGCTGGAGATACTATTTCCGGTCAGGAAGCAGTCGCTAAAATGACCATCAAGAACGCTGACGGAACCTCTACTATTGAAGATATGTTCTTCGGTAAGAATCTGGAAGCTACTTGTGAAATCGAAAAGACTGATGTCAAGACTCTCGGCAAACGAGGTACTCAGCATAAGCCTAACGGCTGGTCAGGTTCTGGCAGAATGACGGTGTACTATGTCACCTCCCTTTTCAGGAAGATGGCTTTACAGTATATCAAGACCGGCATTCCAGTTTACTTCGATATCATGGTCACCAATAACGACCCTGCAAGTTCGGTAGGTCCTCAGACCGTGGTTCTGAAGAACTGCTCTCTCGACTCCGTTATTCTTACCAAGTTCGATGTTGACAGCGAAGTCATGGACGAAGACGTGGACTTCACATTCGACGATGTGGATATACTCGATTCGTTCGTAACACCTACACTCGGCTCGCTCTAATTTAGAAAAAGGAGGAAATAATATCATGAATGCACTTCAACAGTTTTTGACCAAAAACTCCGTTGACAATCTTACCGAGGAGGTAGTCCTCGGTGGACGCCTTAAGGACTTTAAGTTCAAAATTAAGGCTCTGACTGGTAACCAGTATAACGATTTTCAGGCTCTGTGCATTGAAAATCCGAACAGTCCTAAGAAGCGTAGATTCAACATCAAGAAATTCAACGAACTCCTCGTTGTTAACTGCGTCATTGAACCAAACTTCAAAGACCCTGAGTGGCTGAAGGAACTCGGTGTCCCGGATGCAACTTCAGCTGTCTATAAGACTTTGCTCGCCGGCGAGATTACAGATCTTGCTGAGAAAATACTTCGTTTGTCTGGATTTGATAGAGATATCGAAGAGGAGATGGAAGAAGTAAAAAACTAATGGCGGAGAAGGACGGCGACACTTGGTACTGCTTTTATGCAGTGATGAAGCTTCGTTGGAAGCCATCCGAGTTTGCCTTCCTTCCTCCGCAGGAGAGAGCTCTAATGTATGCTTTCATTGACGAAATGCTGCGTGAAGAAGAAAAGCAGCGAAGAGAACTTAAATCCCGAAGATTTAAACGGAAAGGGGGTCATCGGTAATGGCAACTATTAGAAACTCTATCAGCTTACAGGACCGAATGACCCCCGTTTTTCGTTCCATCATTAAATCGATGGATAGCACTCTCAGGGTCATGAGAAATCTGGACCGTCAAGCTAATAAGGGTGTGCAAAGCAAGGCATATAGAACCGCAGAAAGAGATATCAAACGAGCAAACAATGAACTCATTCGTATGCAGAATAATCTGCTCCGAGCAGATAAGGCAGCAGGAAAACTCGCTACCTCTACTGGCAGGGTATCGACTAATATGTCGAGGATGAGTTCAGGAGGTTTCAATCTTAGTAATCTTGCTGCGGGCTTATACTTGCTGAAGAATATAGCAAGTACACTATCTCGTATCATGGAAACTCCTGATACCATGAAAGCAATTCAATATCGTTTAGGCACCTACGATACATCGTCTGCAACGGGAGATCAATTATTCGATGCTGCTTATCTTGCAGCGCAGCGTTCTCGTTCAGACCTTGTGAGCACTGCTAACTTAGCATCTCGTATCTTAATATCAGGTGCTACAAAAGGTAGTGGTGCAGAGGCGATAAAACTCGCAGAATTGCTGAATAAAGCATCGTTTTTAGGTGGTTCTTCTTCTGGAGAATCTCAAAGAGCATTGCTTCAGCTGTCACAAGCTCTTGCGTCCGGGTCATTGCAGGGCGATGAGCTTCGTGCTATTCGTGAGCAGGCTCCTGGTTTAACAGATGTTCTTGCTCGAGGCTTGTCCAGCATGGCAGAACGAGGAGTATTGCCAGAAAAATTCATCGGAACCACAGTAGGTGACCTTAAAGCACTCGGTGCAGAAGGTGAACTCACAGCAGAGAGAGTTATAGCTGCTTTCAAAGAAATGGAAACTTATATCAATGAGATGTTTGATAAATCTCCGAAGCAGTTCGGTCAGGCTGTTATAGGTATCGCCAATGTCTGGAAAAGATGGCTGAAGTTAATGTCGCAAGGTGACAATGCTCTCGCCAAAATCAACGAGAAAGCTTGGCAATTGCTTGAATGGTTTGAATCTGCAGACGGTCAGGCGTTTATGGAAGGTCTTGCTAAAGGCATCAACTTTGTTGTAGATGCTATTATACGATTCATAGACTGGATAGCACAACTGATAAACGAATTCAGGAACCTGGAGAACGCATCTAATATTCTTCAAGCGATATTCATTTCCCTTGCTATTGTCGCCGCAGCTGCTGCAGTCTATATGGCTGCAGGATGGATAGCAGCAACTTGGCCCATATTACTTGTCATCGCTCTTCTTGCAATCGTTATCTATGCTCTTCTTCAGTGTGGAGTGACAGCTAACGAAATTGTAGGTGCTATTTGCGGAGCGTTTATGTTCCTCGCCTATCTCATTTATGATATAGTAATCGGCGCAATCATGGCACTCGGTCTTGTAGGTGTTGGAGTGGGTATGCTCATTATCTTGACTCTGCAAGCCGTTGTTCAGATGATTATATGGATGGTCCTCGCCATTTGGAGTGCCATGGTTACCGTATATAATGTTTTCTACTCTATCGT